CTTGCGGCCTTGGAGCGCATCGAACGCTTTCGCTGATAATGCATTTTCTATGCTTTCTTTTGCTGCTACATTTTCACCAGCAGCAATGTTGTTGATAATGTCTTGAATATCCATAATAACCTTTCTTATCTGCGTCTATTATTTATACTGATAACCGACTTGTTTACTTCATCGTCAAGACCAGGTGTCAGTGATTCTTCTTCTTCGGTATTTTCAATCGTGTTATCTTCTGGTGGCACATCAGGTGCTGGTGCGCCACCGCCGCCCATTACAGGACCTTGCATGTCATCAGGCAGTGTATCTTTTTCTTCAGCAATCTGTTCATTCATTTGTTCAATTTCTTCTTCAGTCATCATAAGAACCTTCTCTTTGACATACTTGTTTGAGAAGTAACGACCAACGAATGGATCAACTAATTGTACCATTTGCAGGCGATTCTGTAACAGTTCTGCTTCACGAAGTTCGGTAAAGTTATTGTCTTTACGGAAGTCGTAATAAATTTGTTCTTTGAATTCATCCCATTCTTCACGTGTACAGATACCTTTGAGTACCAACTGTGTACGTAGAAGGTCATCAAACAATTGAGAAAACTTATTACGCAGACGAATAACAAACTTAGCAAACTTGAGTTCATCACGTGTGACTTCTTGTGAACGACCTAGACCCGCAAGACCACCTTCTTGTGACTCTAAACGTGAGTATGGTACATTGAGTGACTGCAATAATTTCTTCTGAAAGTATTTTACATCTTCCAGTTCACCAAGATTCTGACCTGCTGGTAATGTTGTAATCTCTGTACCTTTACCACCTTCACGGCGTGGTAACCAGAAATCTTCAAGCATTGACATGTGCTTACGTTCATCACGCAGTTCACCAGTGTTGGCATCATAAACAAGTTTGTTACGGTACTTAATCATGATGTCACGCAGATATTGTTCTGCTTTACCACGTGGCAAGTTACCAACGTCGATATAGAAAACACGGCGTTCTGGCGCACGTGAAATACGATAGATAACAATCGCATCTTCAATCATACGAAGCTGATTGAGTGGCTTGATTGCTTTGTGTAGATATGAAATGACAAATGTATTCTTGGCATCCATCAGACCAGAGTTGATATTCACAATTGAATCTGGTGAAATACGGAGACCTTGACCTACATTTGCGGTAAATGTTTGTGTTGTTGTACCACGGTCATTGAACACATAGTATTCAGCAGTTGATACAATGACCATTGCACCCGTTCTTGGGTCACGGTCTTTTTTGATTTCACGTACTTTACGAATCTTACGTGGGTCAATGTAACGAAGTTCTTTGATACCTTCTTTTGGATTTTCATCATTGACAACGATGTGGTAAAACATACGACCGTCAATGTACCAACGTTTGAACAAATCGTCGGCAAGATTTGAAAAGTTCAACAATCTGGTAATTGTATTAAACTCTTCAATGATTTTCTTTTTGATTGATTCTGGTTGCTTGAGATTGTTTAAAACAATGTCAACAACTTTACCAGATTCGTCATGTGTGATGGCTTCATTGACAATTTCATCAATTGCCATTTGACATTCTGGATGATTTGACATCTCACGATATCGTGTGATAAGTTCAATCTCATTACGAACTGAACCTTCTAAGTCAACATAGGTACCGTAATACGCATTTTGCGTAACGGTAACTGCACCATCATCTAATTGTGCAGCAGACGGCAGAGTAAAGGATGACTGTTCAGGTTTTTCTTTCTGAACAACATCCCTTGCTCCGATTGTGAAGCCAAACAGTTTGATTGCCACGCTGAGTTATCCTCTCATTTCAAAAGTAAAAGTAAGGGTAAAACACCCTTACTCTTAGACCACACCGTCTGCAACTGCTTCCCACCACTGATAGGTAAGCGTTACAGAAAACTCTTCAATGGTATCATTCGAACCCCAATCAACATCGATTGGAGTAATGTCAGTTGGGAACATACCAACAAACTTATATTTTTTAATTGAATTACCCGCTTTACCAAACTGAGTAACTTCACCATCAACTGAATATCCTAATGGTGTACCCGCAGCAGGATTACGAACGTTTAGATTATGACTATTAATGCCATTCATCCAACGTTCGAATGCATTGCGTACAATAAAATCTTCGTCATTGATGATTGTTACTGTCCAGTCAGCAAAAGTACGATTGCCCACAAACTTTAATTCACGACCAAAGTATTGTACTGGCACAACACCCAGAGTTGCTCCTGGAAGTTGTGCTGTCTTACACATGAACGTTGTTTTTGTTTGTGCGTTTCCTGGTGCTGAGAACGCAGGAAACGGCAAACTTACCTCAAATAGATTTGGGCGGGCACCGTCACCTGTTAATTGTGAACGGAACTGATTTACGTTAAATGCCATTTAATTTTCTCCTGTTTCTCTTTATTTAAGCTGCACCAACAACTTCATTGAAACTTACGCCTGTACGAACAGCAACAAAGTTCAACTGAATGAAGTTAATAGAACGAGCAGGTTTGATGTAAATGTCACCAACAAATTCATTACGGTCAATAATTTCCGCTGTGTTATTTGTATCATCGCAGACAACACGGAAGTCTGTGATACCACGACGACCTTGAACATCACGCAAGAATGGTTCTACAAGAGCAACAAACTGGGCACGTGTGAACTGATCGTTATATTCAAATAATGAGAAACGAGCAGCACGTGAAATTGCTTTTTCAAGAACGATGAACAGACGGCGTACATTAATACGGTCAAATGCACTTGGTTTGCTCAACATTGTCTTGTCACCAAACAGAACTGTACCTTCACCAGGGAATGATACAACTGGATTTACACCAATCTGATACAAATCATCACGATTTGCTTTAGTTGGATTCCATGAAAGTTTGATTACGTTCTTGATTACACCACGATTCATACCACCAGGTGAGAACCATGGATCACGTTCGTTATCGGTACGTACACATAAACCAGCAATGTCACCATTGAGTGGTACCCAACGATAGACATCTGAGTATTTGTCGTACTGATACTTATAACCCGAATCTAGAACTGCATATGAAGATGAAGTTAAACCGTTACGGAATGCTCTGATATCAGTTACTTCGTTTCCAGCATTGTCAACAACATCTGCTTTTTCTGGTGAAATAAATGCAACGCAGTCTTTACGTGATTCAGCAATATTACTAATAACATATGAAGCAACTGTGCTATTACTTTGACCAGTAACAAGTAACGATACATCAACAGATTCAGCATTTTTGAAACTATCCCAACCACTTGTAACGTTTGCTGTGCTAACTGTGCCAACAACACCGCCAGAAAGTGAGTTTGAAGAGTTGCTTGAAAGAAGTTTGAATGCGCTAACGTTGGCAGTTGAGCCCCATGCTGTACCTGTTCCTAGGTTTGTTGGATGTGACAGCCACCAAATGTATTGTGAACGATTCTGAATAACATCTTTATAGTAGTTTGAATTACCACTATCGTCTTTAGCGTCAGATGCTTTAGAAACAAACGGATATTTTTCTAGAACTGTACCTGCTGTGCCTGTCCACAATCCATCTTCGTCAACAACAACGATATGAACTTCATCGTTGGCACCACCACGATTTGCAACATATGGTGATGTGTTAGGAACTGCGCTAAATTGTGAAGCATATGCCCAAACATTGTATGTGTTTGCATCGGCCATTGAAACGAGAATGCTGTTACCTAGTGAACCAGCGTAACGTGCAGCCCATCCGCCAGTGTTACCGTATGAACCTGCTGCGTAGCCTGTGTGATTATCTTCATAATCGTCATCGTTTTTGATAAGTACGCCTGTACCATTTGCTGTAGCATTCAAGGCACCGAGGCCTTGGGCACGAACAATCTTTAGATTATTACCGTATGCTAGAAAGTTCGCTGCCGAGAACCAATATTCATAATTATCGCTATCTGGTTTACCGAATGAATTCACCAAACGAACTTCATCCGAAATAGTTGTTACTGCACCGATTGGTCCCCAATTAAAAGGTCCTACAAAAGCGCCAGTGGAAGTGGCAACTGAAGGAATAACTGTAGTCAGATCAATCTCTGATACATTCACTCCAGGTGATAATTGAAATGCCATTGGATTTCTCCTTTTATTGTTGGGTCAATATTCTTTTTATAGTCTATTTAGTTTTTTACAACCTTGATGATAAATAACCCGTTGGTGCTTCCCAGACATCTCCATCTTCGGCCATGGCTTCCTGAGTAACTCCATCATCAATAAAGCCAAAGGGTACCATACTTTCATCTACGAGCATATTCTGCTCTTCCAACATAATCTTACGAATGTCGATTCTTGTCTCATCTTTGAAGAACGCTTGCGCTGTCAGCCACGCATAAAGCACCAGACCCATCACAATATCGTCATTATTACCTTCTTCGGCAGAAAATGTGTCTTTTGTTCTGACGAATGTGTTCAGTTCAGCGATGGTATCAAAGTCGTTGATGATTAGTTTATCATTCTCAATCAGTGTCTTGAGGTTGGCACAACCAATTTTCTTGACTGATTTAGTCGTTTTTACACCAAAAGCCACTGAACGTTTGAAGCCCGAAGAAATGCTCTGACCCTTGATATGATGGTGCTCCAGCTTGTAAATATGCTCATACTCTAAGTCGTAATGCAGAATGTCAACAACTTGCTGACCGACATTGTTTGTTTCAATCAGCACATAAGCCTCATTATATCTACGAGCTAATGAGTAAATAATTGTTGGAAAGAATAGCAACGGTAACTTATTGTTGCGATATCTTGCCACTTGTTTATAGGGTGCTTCAGTAGCATCAAGAATATTGATTGTCGAATAGTCTAGATTGACACCTTCAGCACAGTCTACCGTAGCAATGTATATTCTACCTGGTCGTGGGTCCTCATAAATGAATAGATTACCATCATCCTCAATACGCATTGGGTCACGGAATGCCATTGAACGTAGTTTTGCACCAGAGATAAGTGTGGCAGCAGAACCAATAAACTCAGTCTCAAACTCCTGTCGGAACTGCTCTTCAGAAGTATTTCGTATTGTTTCTTCTTTCCACTTCTCATCCCGTCCTGGTACCATTGACCAGTGAACTTCAAGTGTCTTGTAAAGAGAGCGACCTTCTAAGGCATCCATCCACATCTTGTAGAATAGATTTAGACCGTTCGGTGTAGAAACAATAATTACTTTTGACGTTTTACCAGATGAGATAACGGGGTAAGTAGAAGTAAAGAACTCTACCGCTAGATTGTGCGGTACGAACGCAAATTCGTCAAGAAAGATTAGATTGTATGTACCGCCTCGAACACCTGCTGCTGATGTGGCATAAGCATAAATCTTTGAACCGTTCTCTAATTCAATCGAACGTTTGTTCCAGTTGATAATGCCTTGTTGCAACCATATGGGAAGATATTCATATGCCTTTTGAATCTTAGCAAGAATGTCTTGAGCTAATTGAAGTTTGTTGGCAAGAATACCAATAACAAATTCTTCGTTAAATAACGCAGACCACAACATGTAACCGACAGTGGTTGTTGTTTTACCAACCTGTCGAGGCATCTTGGCAATGCAGAAACGATTCTCATGAAAAGTTCTAACCATGTCTTTTTGAAAATCCCACATATCAAATGGGACAAGACCACGGTCAACGTTGACAATCTTTACGTAGTTTGCTATAAAGTACACTGGATCTTCAGCGCACTTTACATACTCTTTGACTTCTTCTTCTGTGAGGGATAATTCAACACCGACTTTTTTGAGTCGTGCATTACCAAGATATCCAACTTCCATGTTTTATCGTGTAAAACTTCTCAGCATCCAACCATGTTTTTGATGGGCATCCATAATATCTTGAAGAAAATTACCTACCGCTGGTTCATCAGCAGCATCGGCAAGAGCAATACCTGCACGAAGTTCAACAATGTATTTGTCGTTGTCGCTTGCAAGTTCACTCATCATGACCAATGGTGATGGTATTGCTACCAAGTCATTTACTTTAGAAAGTTCCATCATTCGTGCTAATGTAGTAGGTGCATATGAACCTAAAGCACGAATGTGTTCTGCAATCGTATCTGTCTGGTCAAACACAGATTCATAAAAATCACCCAAGAAGCCGTGATATTGTGCAAAATCTGGACCCTCTACGTTCCAGTGAAAAGTATGTGCCTTGAAATACAAACCAAAGTTTGTACCAAGAATAACTTTCATTTGTTCGATTAATTGTTCCATAGTCTTATTTGTTAGATTTAATCATTTTTAAAAGTTCAGTGGTGGAGCCAACAAAGACTGCTTTATCTATGTTGACTCCCTTTGCGACTTCAGATTGGGGTGCAAGCTCTCTTTTTGTTTTCTGAAGTTGAAGCAAATCTTTGTTCATCTCGGTTAAGTTCTTCATCATGTTAGCCAAGACTTCATATGCTCTCGGTGATTCTGATTGATTGGCAACATAAGCTAAATCAGTCAGTGCTTTGTTGCCCGTGTCAATCAATGTACGAATATTTTCACGGGCATAATTTGCATCTGTCTCTACAGCATCGGATGTTTCGACAACAACAGGCATTGTTTGAACTGGTGTTGTTTCTTCTACTGGTTCAATGTCGAAGATTTCAGATAGATTTTTGTTTAGCTTTTTCATGATAAAGTATCAGGCCATTCTATGATTGTTTCAACAAAACCGTAACTAGTATTCGGTAATGCTGTAGTTGGTGTAGGCTCAGTAATTACAGCAGCAGCATTGATTGAATTAATGTCCAACGTTGCTACATTATATCTTGCACCAGAATAGTCACCCGTCAATGTATAACCAGATTCGATGTATTTATTACCACCAGTAATGACAAGTGTGCCAAGCGATGTATTGCTGAAAAACTCTACTGTACCGACAAATCCGTTTGCTGTGTCACGCAGAGTTTCACCCGTAGTGAATACGTTGTTACCATTAGCAAAGTCAACATAGACCTTTTGAATTTCTTTTGATGTAAGGTCAATGTTGAGATTTGTGTTTGCAGTATTG